TGGATAGATTGGGAAGACCCACATAAAGAACATCTTGCATCAATGGGGTCTAAAGAATTTACACATACTGTGTCCAGAAACTTAGGTGAAGCAATCATAGATTTATTACGTGAAAATGGAGACTCTAGAGTTGATGAACTAACCTGTAGAGATTTTGATACATGCTATGAGTATCCAAGTAGTATTAGGGGAGCTAATAGATGGCTAATCTAGGACACTGGAACTACAAAGGAGATCCCTTTGTTGTTGACGATTACTTTGGTTTCATATATCTTATAACTGTATCTGTACCAGACGGTAACCCAATCAGATACATAGGTAAGAAACAGTTCCACTCTTACAAGAAAACCAAGAGAGACAAGGAGTCTAACTGGAAGTCGTACACAAGCTCCTCCAAACATATCAATGAACTAAAAGGTAATGGTTCTGAGATGTCTTACGAGATGATACAGTTGTTTGAAACAAGAGGTGGACTCTCAGCAGCAGAGTGTAAAGTTCAATGGTACTTAGATGTTCTCACAGAGAAATGCCTGTTAGGTGTTCCTCTGTACTTGAACAGACAGATAGGTGCAATTAAGTTCATTCCAAAAGAAGCAATAACAGATGAAACAAAAACAAGACTTGACGAAATCTACAGAAGCGGAAGATTACTTATTGAAACCAAAGGAGAAGAAACAACAGAGACTTGATGCTAAGTCTAAAGCAAGTACCAGACGTACTGATACTAAATCCCTAAAAGAAAGCAGGTGGAACTGATGGGTGCAACATTCACTAAGCACTACCCATGTATACATTGTGGGTCTTCAGATGCAGTAGCACTATGGTCTAATGGAAGAGGTAAATGTTTTGCATGTAACAAGCCAGCATTCCTAGATCAATATGATGACACAGTAGTGTCAAAGTTTAACCCCAATACCCAACGAGAGTATGATATGAGTGGCGATTCACTTCAAGATATAAGTAACTATGACAGTGCAGGTGTACGTGAACGTGGTCTGACTAAGACTGCATGTGATGAGTACGATATGAAAGTATCTTATGACTCTAATGGTACAGTTAATGCACACTACTACCCATACACAGTCAAGGGTAAGATAGTTGCGTATAAGAAACGTACACTACCCAAAGAGTTCCGAGTTGTAGGTGACCTCAAGAACGCTAAGCTTGAACTGTTTGGTCAGTCTAAGTTCCAACCCGGTGGTTTCAAGGTGATCATAACTGAGGGTGAGCTAGATGCTATTGCAGTACAGCAAGCTATGCTTAACAAGTACAAGAAGGTGTACCCTGTGGTATCCCTACCATCCTCATCTAACATGAAGATACTTGTAGCTAACAGAGATTGGTTACGCTCGTTCAAAGAAGTCATCTTAATGTTTGATCAAGATGACGCTGGAGAAAAAGCAGTAGCAGAAGCAGCTAAGATAATTGGTTGGGATAAAACTAAGGTAGCATCCCTGTCTTCCAATGATCCCTGTGATGCGCTAATAGCTAACCCATCTGAAATCATAAGCTCTGTGTTCAGTGCAAGAAGATACACCCCAGCAGCTATTGTAAGAGGTGAAGCTATCTGGGAGGCATACGTTGAACGTAAGTCTGTTGAGTCTATCCCATACCCTAAGTGTCTTGAAGGTCTCAACCACAAGCTAGATGGTATGCGTAAGGGTGAGATCGTACTGTTCACATCAGGCACTGGGTCAGGTAAATCTACCATGATCAAAGAAATAATATTAGAACTGGAGGATAATACAGATGAAAGCATTGGCCTTGTATCTCTTGAAGAAAGCATTGGAGATTCTGCAGAGAAATTTATCAAGATGTTTACTCCTGCAGACCCGACTGTTGAGCAGGAACGTAAAGCATTTGAAAGAGTATTTGGTAATGAAAGGCTCATACTGCTCGACCACAATGGGGCTGTTTCGGATTCTAGTCTCATTGATCAAATTGAAAACCTATGCTTACTTGGGTGCCAGTATATCATCCTTGATCATATCACCATTGCAGTATCTGAAGGTGCTGATGGAAAGACAGGTAACGAAGCTATAGACTCAGTCATGTCTGACTTACTTAAGATAGTCAAGAAGCATAACGTCTGGCTAGGTCTTATCAGTCACCTTAGGAAGTCACAAGGTAAGTCTTTTGAAGAGGGTCACCTATCATCTATTGATGACATCAAAGGTTCAGGCTCGATTAAACAGATTAGCTTTGATATAATTACATTCTCTCGTAACTTAGTGGCAGAAGATGAAGATGAACGAAACACAATTAAACTCCGAGTACTTAAGTCACGATTCACAGGACGAACTGGAGACTGCGGATCAGCATACTACGATACCAAAACTAACAGACTCAAAGGACAAGAAGACTTCCTCGAGTACACTGGATAACTCAGCTGGTATAGAAAAGATAACTGAGTATATCAAGGAAAGATGTGAGGGTAATACCTTCCGTGGGAGGCCCCCAGAAGGGGCCAGATTGATCTCTTCAATGATACCTTATGGATATACCTACGAGAAGCTATCTGTAAGGGCCGTAGCAGGTGCTGTGGCAGCTTATCAGAAGTCCCGAAGGTCATCGGCTAACCCCTTTAAACTAACCGTCACATCGTCTGTGATAGGCTTACAGGTGCTGTCTGCTTTAGGTGTACTAAACACTAACCATCAAGAGATTCTGGCAGTAGGTGACCTATACCTAGAAGCTTTCCTTCAGCTTGGTTATATAGAGATTGAAAGGGAGTACAAAGGGTTCCGTGCACCGTACATTATAAACTTACAAAGCACATGGTCTACCCTTGGTGACCTACCCCCTGAGTATATAAAGAGTACGCTTATAGGTACGTCTTTCACACCCCCAAAAGACATCATGTCATTGCGTAATGAGTTCACCAAGAGGCCATACATTAAACGTATGAGCAGCGAGGAAGACTTTAAGCAGCTTATAGGAGCGCCTTTTATCACTGCTCTTAACAAGCTGCAGCAAACACCTTGGAGACTCAACAGTACAGTAGCCAAAGCCTTAGAGACTAACCTAGGATTGTTTATAGATCTTGAAGATCAGTCTATAAAAGCTAAGTCAAAAGCTATAGAGATGAAGTTCGTAGTGGCTAAGGTACATGCCATAGGGCTACGTGACTTCTATCAAATGGTAGAGTGTGACTATCGTGGGCGTGTCTATTACACTGAGCCATTCCTAAACTTCCAAGGGTCTGATGTATCCAAGGGACTGTTTGAGTTTGCCTATGCAAAAGCTATGGATACTGAAGGGTATAAGTGGTTGTGTATACATACAGCTTGTTCTTATAATCAATCATATGAACTAGAGGAACTACCAGAATGGGTGACAGCGGACTACAAAACTTATCTGCAAGACGAAGGATTATCCACAATTTCGGTAGACAAGATGACACTAAAGGACAGGGAGCTGTGGACGCTAAACAACCTGACTTGGATAAACCAATTAGCGGATGGACAAAGCTTCAGGACAGAAGCAGAAAAGCCCGTTAGCTTCCTTGCGTGTTGCTTAGATGTATCAGGGTACAACGATGCTGTACTAAACAATAGAGTACACATGAGTCGTACACCTATCCCGGTTGACGGGAGTAACAATGGTTGGCAACATCTGGCAGCTATATCTAAAGACAAAGAAGCTGGTGAGCTAGTGTCCTTAGTACCTAGTGATATACAGAAAGACTTCTATGTGCAAGTAGCTAAGCGTCTTATAGCTAGGATGCCTGAGTGGTTTGCTGAACGTAACATACCAATGAAAGCTATCAGGAAAGGGATAGCCAAGCGTGGGTCTATGACAAGGGCTTACTCTGCTGGTCAGAAGAAGATAGCTGCTAACATGTACTACGACTGTAAGGTTGAAGGCTATGACAAGAAGTACAATATCACAGAAGATGACTGTACCCCTCTGTCTAAGCAACTAATACTTGCAATCAATGACACATGTGTAGGTCCCTTAAAGACCATGAAGTTTATACAGAAACTGACTGATCATATCCTGTCAACAGGTGAGACATGTACACGTTGGACAACTCCCTCAGGATTCCCAGTGTTGTACGAAGTGTGGAGGCAGAAGAACATCACTGTGCGAAGTACCATACGTGGTCTTGGTCAGATAGGTCACAGCATTAAGATACCTTACATCACTTCCAATGGCGATCTGTTGCCGTGTAGGAGATCGTTTGCATCTGGATGCTCACCTAACTTCATACACTCAATGGACGCAGCTCACATGGCTAAAGTTATTCAGAGTTTCTCTGGGGACTTTGGAGCTATACATGATTCTTTTTCGACCCATGCATGTGATGTGAATAAACTTATTGACCACACCAAGTGGCAATTTGCTATGATGTATAACAGTCAGAACTTCTTTACTGCTATAGAACAGATGCTATTAGAAACCCGAGAGGGCTATGAACTTAAACAACCAGAGCTAGGATCCTTAGATATATCTGAGATCATATCTTCTGATTACTTCTTTTGTTAAGGATAAATATATGAGTAACGTAACACAATTCCCAGATAAATATGTAGCTGAAAATGATATGCTAAATGACGTAGGTGAACTTGTAAACAAATACAATGGTAGGGTAACCAACGTAGCAATGCTAGGTGTACTTCAAGCAACAGCAAACTTTGTCTTTCTGTCTATTGCAGAACAAGCGATAGAGGCAGAGGATGAGGGGGATGTATAATATGTTTGAAGACCTAGAGAACCATGTCATTGATTGGGGGAATCGTAAAGGTATCCTTGGAGATATCTTTGAACATAAAGATCTTGTGGAAAGAAGAAATAAACAGCTGCTTAAGTTCTCAGAAGAATCTCAAGAGATGGTTAAGGAAATACATGAAGGTGATGTAGATCGAGTACGGGATGAGATGGGGGATGTGTTAGTCACCCTAGCTATCCAAGCAAACCTATGGGGTTTGTCTCTTACAGAATGTTTAGAGGAAGCCTATAATAAAATTAACGTACGCACTGGTCGTATGGTAGATGGAGTATTTGTAAAAGATGAGTAATGAAAATAAGTCCTACAATATAGTTCCGGGCATTGACGATATGGAATACGTTGAGATGTATAATCTTGACCCATCCCTTGCGTACACACCCGA